CAGTGTCGATCGATGCCGCGGCGGGGAAGACGTTCATCATCACCGCTAGCAATACGAACCCATTTACCATTGCGGCGCCGACGAATCCGGCGTTCGGGCAGGAAATCCGGATCACGATCAAGAATACCAGCGGCGGCTCATTGGGGACGGCGACCTGGAATGCGGCCTATCACTTGGGGGCCTCGTGGACGCAGCCGGCGGACACGAAGAACCGGTCGATCACGTTCTATTACGACGGCAATGCGTGGGTGGAAGTGAACCGCTCCGCGGCGGACGTGAGCAACTAAGGGGGTCCCATGCCTGGTGCAATTCCCGCGGCGAGTACCTACCTCACCATTACACGGGATAAACTGATCGAAATGGCCTATAAAGCCATCGGCGTCCTGGAACCAGGGCAGGTGATGGACGGCGAGCAGCTTGAGGACGGGGTGTCCGTCCTGACGATGATCGTTCGTGAAGTCGACGCCTCCCAAAAGTGGCGTTGGACGATCGACGAAGCGGTCCATGTGCCTCTGTTGAGCGGGGTATTCCTCTATACGATCGACAACGGGCTCCCGGCGAATATCTCCGAGCTCATGAGTGCTACCTATCGGGACGCGAACGGACACGATACGCCGCTCGCCACACTCAAGGCGGAACGGTGGGAAGAGATCCCGGATAAGACCCAGTACGGGGTGCCGAAGGCGGTCTACCTGACCGATCATATCGACCTCTCCCGGCGAGAGCTCTACGTGTGGCCGACGTTGCAGACGGTCGCGACGCAGTCTGAGATTGCCGGGCCCTATCGCTGTACGCGGACCCATACCTCGCAGCTCAACAATGAGCCGATGAACGGGATCAATGCGAAAATCTACTGGGAGTCCGGTGGACAGGGCGGCGATCCCTGGGCATCTGGCGTGGAGTATACCGCGCCGGCACAGATTCGTCTGCTACATAAACGGCCGTTGCTCGACTTTCTGACGTCTGGGGATAACCCTGACTTCCCGCTCCCATGGCCGCGGCTGCTCTTGTACCGCTTGGCGTTCGACCTGGGCGACTTCTACAGCATCCCGCTCGCTGAACGAAAGCTCATGATCGATAAGGCGAAGGGCGCGTTCGACGATATCCATCCGTCCGTCAAAGTGAAGACCAATCAAATCCATAACAAGGTTGACTACTTCTGATGCCAAGTCTCTGGGACATGATAGGGAAATCTGATGATGGGCAGAATTTATTTCGGACGGCGAAGGAGGAATACCCGATCCTTGGCGATCTTGACCTCGGCTATAAATGGAACCCTGGTGCGCATCAAGGGTATCTCGAATCATGGCCAGAGGATGAAGAGGGAACGCCTGAATATCCACGTCCGAAAGAATTCCCATTGGGGACGCGAGGCATTGAAGTATTTGATCCGAAGACTCGACCGATCGACATCATGGGAGATGTGGCTAGTCATTTCCTAAAGGATAGTGATCCCACGGTTGCGCAACATTATCGACGGTTCGAGCAATCATTGACGAGTGAACAGCGTGAACGGTTCAAGGAACAATATGAACATGCGAAAGAGAAAGAAGGGGAGAAGCGTCCATTTGAGCAGTGGTATGAGCATTCCGGACTCCCTGGGTATTTTCGTGGGTACGCATTCATGCAGTGGAAGGACCCAGAAGAAATGTATACGCCTGGCCAAATGCAGGACTTTGATTCGATGATGAGGTACTTCAGGGGAAAGCGATAAATAATGGGCATTGAATCACGTGACCTCAAAGACTTCCCGCTGATCGAACAGCCGTTTGAGAACGTCGATGACAGCCAAGTTGATCAATGGGCCTCAACGATCATCGACTTCCTCCCGGTCGTCGTGGAAAAGAAGATCCAACTCGTCAAGCGTCCGGGGCTCACTGAATGGATTAACCTCGGGACGAATCTCCCGATCGATGGGCTGTACTGGTGGGACAGGCAACGGTGCGTGGTGGTCGTGAGCGGCGGCCGCACCTGGAAGATTCTCGACAATGCCGGCACGCGGGTGGAGCTGACAGGATCCAGCGAATTGCGGTCGGCCTCGCTGGTGACATTCGCAACGGACGGGACGCGGCTCGCCATGGCGAACGGTGGCCGGATCGTGCATACCGATCTGTCGACGCTGACCACGATGGCGGACGGGGATGCACCGACCACGGTCACGCATATTGCTGAGTTGGACGGGTACCTCTTGGCGAATGTGGACGGCACGGGGCGGATCCAATTCAGCAGCTTTTCGGACTTTACCGATTGGAATGCCCTGGACTTCGTGACGGCTGAGTCGAAGCCCGATGACGTCGTTGCGATTGGCGAGGCCTATCGGGAATTGATTGCGGTCGGCCGTGAGTCGGTTGAGTTCTTCCAGAACGACGGCGTCTCGCCGTTCTCGCGCATCAGCGGCTCGGCACAACCGTTCGGGACCGAGGCCCCGTACAGCCTTGCCAATGTCGGCGGCATTTGGATGTGGCTCTCCAATAAGCGGGAGTTGGTCACCATGCAGGGGCGGGTGGTGACGCCGGTGTCAAGCCCGTTCGATAAGATCATTCACGAGTTCGCGGCGGTGAACGATGCGGTGGGCTATACCACCATGATCGGTGGGCATGCGATCTACCTACTCAACTTTCCCACAGCGGGACAGACCCTCGCGTACAACTACAAGACCAAGATCTGGCACAAGTGGGGGTACTGGAACACGGAGCGCGCCGTCTATGGCCGGTTCCGTGGGCAGACCTACACCTATGCCCGGGCGTGGAACGCGCACCTCGTGGGGGACTACAGCAACGGGATCATCTACAAGGCAAGCCGGTCGACGTTCACCGATGCCGGCAACCCGATCCGGAGCCTCGTCCGGACTGGCCATATCAGTCACGGGACGATGGGCTCGAAGCGGTCCAATATCATTCGGATCAAGGCGAAGCGCGGGCTGGCGAATGACGACGTGGCCGATCCGCAGATCTCGATGCGGCGGCGGATTAATAACGGCGCGAAATGGACGAACGAACGCTGGAAGAGTCTCGGGAAGACCGGAGACCATGTCAACCACCTGGATTGGCGGCGCAATGGGATGTACCAGACGCATCAGCTGGAGTTCGCACACAGTGACCCGTCGGATTGCATCCTCATGTCTGGGCAAGAAGACGTCGAGTATTTGGGGCAATAGATGGCCGAGAAAGTTCGACAACCACCAGGGGCCTCTGAGCAGAGCAACTTCCGCGCGTTGGAAGCGTTTTATCTGTCGGTGGAGCGCATGTTGAAGTTGGTCGGATCGACGACGACCACGGTCGGATCGATCAGCGGGGGTGGGGTGGTGACTGTGACGATCACGGTCGATGGGGCGCGTCCGGATGTCGGGATGACTGTCCAGCCTGGGGTGCCGTCTGGGTTGGACACGGGGATTGTCCCCTGGGGCAAGGTGACAGCGCATGACACGGTGGTACTCGTACTATATAATCGTACCGGGTCGCCGATTGTGCTGCCGGAATATACGTATTATGTGAGGGTGATGCCATGACCTTCCTTCGAGAATTTAACCCACAACGCTCCCGGTTCTGTTCCATTGAACCCATAACCATGCTGGCGCTCGGAACCGCCGCACAGGCGGGCGGGTCCATCTTTAGCGGGATCATGGGGAAATCGGCGGCGAAGAAGCAGGCCGAAGCGATCCGGATTGCGCAAGAGAAGGCCAAGGGCGCCGTGGAGAAGTACACCGACAGGGCCGTTGGTGAACTGCGGTCGTTTCGTGAGCGTGGCGACACGGCTGGCGGGACGCTGGCCGATCTCCTCTCTGGGAAGCTCGATCCGGATGCGGTGCTCAAAGCGAGTTCGCTGTTTAAGTTTCAGGAGCGGGAAGGCTCGACGGCCATCAATCGCGAACTGAAAGCCCGCGGGCTGTACGGATCTGGTGCCGGGCTCGAAAGCCTCCGTAAGTTTGAGAACCAGCTGGTCGGTGAGGAGGGGCAGCGGCAGTATGATCGGCTCTTTCAACTGTCAGAACAGGGTCGCATGGCCGGAGCCCAGATTGCGGGACTGGACTCGAATGCCGGGGCGCAGATTGCCAACATCGAGTTGCAGGGCGGCATGGCACGGGGCGGGGCGATCGCGCAGGGGGACAACGCCTTCGCGCAAGGGATTACGGGGGCCGTGGGCGCAGCGGCGAATAGCGGCATGCAATACATGAACTACAAAATGCTGGAGCCGATCTTGGCCAGACTTGGCGGTGGCAAGGGCAGCGATCTCAACCCAGGCGATGTGCAGGAAGCCCTGGGACGCAGCATTCAAACGGCGGCGTCTGAACAGTGGTACGAGGACCAGTTCAGTATGGCCGGCATGTCGGGCGGCTGG